TTAAAGTAGCCAATCGTGAGATGCCTCCCTATGCTTATGATAAAGAAATAGGTATACAAGAACTGCATGGCGATTGGAGATTAGAACAAGAAGAAATAGATACAATAGTAGAGTGGGTTAATACTGGCTCAGATTACGGCAACAGGGATGTGGCTCTAGCACCTTTGGTACTACCAGATCCTAGTCAATGGAACTTCTATGAAGACTTAGGAGAGCCTACAGTAATTATTCCTTCTACGCCTATAGACATTCCTGCCAGTGGTAATGATCTATGGCATAAACATAATGTACCTAGTGGCTTAACAGAAGATAGATGTATTAAAGCTATTCAAGTTAAGCCAAGAGGCGAAGCTAAGAGTGTGGTACACCATGCTAATAGTAGTGTTATTTTAAATGGTGAAAGATTTGGTATGCTCACAGAGTATGCTATGGGTAAGTGGGGTGAGGTAGTACCGGAGGGCGTGTGTCGTACTATACCTGCAAATGCAGAGATAGCATGGGACATTCACATGTTCCCCGGAGGTCTTGGGGCAATGGCCCCAGAATCTGTTATTGAGAATAACATCGTAGATATAGGTATGTGGTTATATTCTCCAGAAGAATCTGAAGAACTTAAATACAAACAAGACTTAAAGCTGTACAGAATAAGCAATCAAGAAGATATAGTTATTCCCCCTAATGGGTACTTAATGACGCAGGGTTTTCATTCTTTTGATCATCCTGTACGCATAGATTCTTGGCAGCCTCACGGTCATCTTAGAATGAATGCAGCTTCCTTTGAAATATTCTATCCTGAAACTGGACGTACAGAACAAGTCAGTCAGGTATCTAACTGGAGCGCAACGTGGCATCACAGTCATATATATGAGCCAGACTTTGCACCGCTTCTTCCAACAGGAGCAGTCTTAGTACTAAAGCAATGGTATGACAACACAAAAGAAAACCCTAATAACCCCGACTCTGATATGTGGGTCATGGGTGGAAGCAGGACAGGCGATGAGATGACTCATGCTTGGATTGCTGTTACACATCTTGATGATAACAAATATCAAGAACTTTTAAATGAGCGAAACAATAGAAGGATGATAGCCAAAGAATGAAATATCTAGGATTAATGTCAATGTTATTAATTACAAGTTGTGGCGGTACTCGCCTATCTTTAAGTCTACAGGAACATCCTGAATGGAACTGGACAGATCAAGCAGTGTTTAAACAAAATGTAAGGATGTGCAGATACGCAGATCACTGTGCTGCAGAGCAGTTGTTTATCAGATAACTAGGAGACAGTAATGATAGAAGTGACAGTAGCCATAGCTGCTGCTAGTCGTGCTGTGTCGCTTATTAAAAAAGGTATACAAGTAGGTAAGGATACCTCAGAACTAAGCACTCAATTCGCAGAATTTTTTGATGCTAAAGACAAGATTGATACTGCAAAAACAGAAGCGGACAATGCTCCGTTAGGTAAAAAAGTATTTGCTGCACAATCCGTAGAGGCGTATGCATTAGAAGTAGCACTAGCAGAACATAAAGCTAAAGACTTAGAAAAACAATTAAGAGAACTCTTTGTTTACTCAGGACAAGGAGATGTATACAAAACAATGATGAGGGCTAGAAAGACAGAACGTCAACGAAGATTAGAAATAGCTAAGAAGTTAGCAGCAAGAAAAAAATTTATATTTGATACATGTTTAATAGCTACTATTATTGCAACAGGAATTGGTATAATAGCTTCTTTATTATATTATATATTTTAACTAGAGGTACAACTTATGATAGCCCTTTACACTGAAGACCAGTTAACGGCAGCATTTCAAATATACGTGCGTATACATGCTTCTTACGAAATGGACGCAGTAGACTACGAAACCTTTAGAGGTATATTTGAACATCAGTTTATGGCAATGTCTCAAGCAGATGAAATATTTAATGGAGAAGGGACTACTCATTAACAATGAACGCTAAGAAATTAGAACTACAATCTAAGTATGAACAGTTTGATCTTGATAGAGATGGGACTGTAACTGATGAAGAGATAGACCGCGCTAAAGAAATGATTGACTTAGAGCTAAGAGAAGAAAAATCAGAGGCTCAAAAGTTAATGGCATGGTTAGCTATAATTGTAATGACGATAACAACTATTGTATTGTTTACTCCGTTAATACCAGACAGTAGAGTTAATGCATTATCTGATTTACTAGGTCTATTTTATTTCTCATTGTGTGGTATTGTTGGTACTTATATGGGCGCAACAGCTTTCATGCATAAACCTAGTAAATAATACTCTGCACTTCTTTTTCTAATAAGTTGTGTAAGCCCTCTAGTTTTAGAGAGCCTTCCTTAACAACCTTTTTTATAATTGGTATCTCATCTGTTGGAAATATTCTTTCTATATCTTCAAACGGTAAGTGTGAATACTCAGATATAATATTACCATCCCTTGCTAAGAACACCCTGAATGAAATTAAATTACCTTCTTGTCTGTTGTCCATACTGCCTCCTCAGTCCTCAACTCCCAGACTTTTAAATTGGACACTATCTAGGTTGCCCTTTATACCTCCCTTCATATAAGTAGTAGCCCTGCCTTCAAAGAAGTTTTGATGCTCTACTCCTAATACATCATCTAACCAATCTAAAGGATTATCTTTTACTCCAAAGTTAGGTTTTAAACCTAGCTGTAGTAAACGTCTGTCAGCTATATATCTTATATATTGTTTCATCTCATGTTTAGATAAGCCTTGTATATCACCCATCTCAAATACTAAATCTAAAAACTTATCCTCTAGTTTTACCATCTCTCTACAAACCTGATAGATTTCTTTCTTAAACTCATCTGTCCATAGATGTAAGTTTTCTTTTATAAATTCTCTAAACAGTTTTGTCATTGCCTCAACGTGCATAGACTCATCACGTATACTATAAGTAACTATCTGTCCCATGCCTTTCATCTTACCAAAGCGAGGGAAGTTTAAAAGAATTACAAAGCTACTGAAGAGTTGCAGACCCTCAGTAAAGGCAGAGTATACAGCTAGATTCTTAGCAATAGATTCTTTGTCACTAAGTTTAAGAGGAACATTAGTTATGTACTCATGCTTCTCTGCCATAGCTTCGTACTCAGAGAAAGCTTTGTACTCTAAGTCAGGCATCCCTACTGTATCAAGCAACAAACTATAAGCATGTTGATGGATAGACTCCATGTTAGCAAATGAAGACATCATCATTCTAGACTCTGGCTTTTTAAATACACGCATATACTTATCTATGTAACCAGAAGCTACATCAACATCCGACTGAGTAAACAATCTAAAAATTTGAGTCAACATATTCTTTTCTGAGTCGCTCATTTCTTGCCAATCTTTTACATCATTATGTAAAGGCACATCTTCTGGCAGCCATATCATTTGATTCTGTTGTACATAATAATCAAACATCCACGGATAATCAAAAGGCTTATAATAATCTCTAGTTCCTAACAAACTCATTGTTCTTGCTCCTTGGTTATTTCGTACTCCCAGTACTCTACGATCATCCCCTTTGGTACGACCATAATAGAATTTACATACTCTTTATATTTCTCACTATGAAATATATCTGTTGAAAGAATAACTTCATTCTCATTATCTGCTACTAGGTAGCCCACTGTAGAACGCATAATAGGTTTAGACTTCTTGGCTTCACTGATAAGTATATCTTCAGTGTCCACCCAAGCATCTCCCCATTTTACTTCTACAACTTTATCCCTCACAACTTATACATCCTTCATCTTCTAAGTTGATCTTAGGTATCTTTATATTAACATTCTCAGTGTTACGCGCTGCATCAGATCTTAAATAATAAAGAGACTTTAGTTTGTGCATACCTGCCCAGTGTACATCATTTAAGTACTGTAAGAAATCATTATGTGTATCTTGATCTGATTCTATGGGAGGAGCTTTGAAAAATAAATTTACACTTTGACTCTGACAAATATATTTCTGACGCATAGAAGCATGTTCTATAATCCATATCTGATTTATTTCTGGTGCAGTTTTAAATATTTCTTTTTGATCATCAGTCAATATATCTAAGTGCTGCACTGAGCCTTCATGTGCTGCGATGTCTTTCCATACCTCATCACGTTTCTTTTGAGTAGGTAAAAGCTCAAATAATAAATCATCGAGATATTTATTCTTAACTTTAAAGCTTCCGGTAAGAGTCTTATGTGTATATACATTAGCTCTGTTAGGCTCTATAGAGGGGCTTGTACCCCCACATATAATAGAACTAGAAGCGTTAGGAGCCACAGCAAGTAAGTGAGCGTTACGTTTATTACTACCCTTCATGTCTGGGGCTTCACCTCTTTCTTCTGCTAGTCGCTTAGATGCTAACTCTGCCCTATCTTTAATCAAAGAAAAAGATTTATTATTAAAAGAAGAAGCATACATACTTTCAAAAGCAATGTTATTTTTCTGCAGATAACTATGAAAACCCATAGCTCCTAATCCTATAGACCGTTCTCTCATGGCTGAGTAGGCTGCTCTTTTATAACCTTCTTGTCCTGCTACCGAGTCAATAAAGTTTTCTAATACGTTATCTAGCATTGTTACAAGATCACTAATAAAGTTTTCATCTTGCGACCAATCATCATAGTACTCTAAGTTTACACTAGATAAGCAGCAAACGGCTGTCCTATCTTCATTAGTAGGTAAGGTTATTTCAGAGCAAAGATTACTCTGCTTTATTTCTAAACCTAATTTCTTTTGTTCAAGGGGCAGGGCATCATTACAAGTATCAATGTTTACTATGTAAGGCTCTCCAGTTTCCATTCTAGTTTGTATTATTTGGAACCATAAATCTCTAGCCTGTACTATCTTTACTGCGGTGTTGGTCTTAGGATCTATAAGTCTCCATTCTAAATTTTCTTCTACAGCATTTAAGAACTCATTAGTTATATTGATTCCGTTGTGGAGGTTTAAACATTTTCTATTTAAGTCTCCTCCTGTAGTCTTACGCATGTTTATAAATTCTTCTACTTCTGGATGAGATATATCTAAGTATGCTGCATAGCTACCGCGCCTAGTAATGCCTTGATTAAAAGCTAACATCTGGGAGTCTACTACGTGCATAAAAGGGATAGATCCAGTAGACCTACTACCGTTAGAAGTATCCACCCCATTGCTACGAACACTACCCCAATATCCACCAATGCCTCCACCTCCACTTGCAAGCCATATGTTCTCATCATAATGGCTAGATAAACCATCCCTAGAATCAGGTACGTAATTGAGAAAGCAGCTGATAGGTAAACCGCGAGAGGTTCCCCCGTTAGAAAGTATAGGAGTACTGAAGCTAAACCAGTGCTGACTAGCGTAGTTGTAAAGTCTCTGTCCAAGATCGAAATCAATGTGTCCTTTATAAGTAGAACCAAAAATACTGGCGCGAGCAAAAGCTTGTTGAGCATGGGTTTCTCCTTCCCATAAGTACCTATCTATAATAGTTTGCTTACTAAAATTATTCAGTGTTATGTCTTTATCATAATCAATATGAATACCTAAGTATGGCTGCACTCCAATTTTATCAGTCATTAATATTCTTTCCTATTTCTTGTATAAGTTTTTGAAGATACCACTGAGCTTTCTTTAAATCTTTTATTTTATCTTTGTATTTGTATCGCCATACATATTTTATTACGTTGCCACGCAAGTAACCTTCATACTCTTCTTTAGTTGAAGCAGCTTCAATAGCTTCAATACATTCTACCTTACCATTATTATAATGTACTGGGTGATTTACATCATCCTTTTTTAAAGTTAAAGGTTTATCTTTATCAAACCCTTGGCCTAACCTATAACTATTAGCTACGCTACTCCATTCTTCAGGTGTTACATCATCAATGCTCATAGTATCTCCTATTCACTTTCAATATTTAAAGTATTATCTTTACGGTAATTTATATCTACCCACTCATTAGGTAAAGAGTCTTCACTATACCATGTAAAGTTATTAGCAGAAGCCCACTCACCATGACTTCTTTTAGTACCATCCTTTCTGCGTTTAGCCTGTGG